TAGCCGAAATAACCAAGCGTGGAGCCAGCGTTTGCAAACTTGATCTGGTTGCTTGACGCTCCACGATCTAAAGTTAAACTACCAGCACCGCTGCCGCTTAAAGTCAAAGACTCCGCAGAAGCGTCCCAGAAGAACTTCGCAGTGTTGCCAGTGTCTTCGTAGAAGCTGATGTCGCCGCCTGAGCTAATGTAAATACGTTGTGCTGAATTATCTAAATCTCTAATCGACAATCCTTCATTAGAAGCACCCGCAATACCACCTTGAATAACAAAATCACCGCCACTTGCTCCAGTGTTATCAAAGCGCACCTTTACGTTTGCGTTATCGTTTCCTGATATTGTTAAGCCATTAGCCAAGTTATTTGTGTTAAGTTGAGTCAGACCATCAACAGTCAAACCATCAGCAGTCACAGTACCCGTTACGTCTACGTTGCCCTCGACCTTCCCCGTAGAGCCGTCACTATAGATACTTAAATCACTGCCAGCCCCGAAGATGGCTTTACTTGAATCAGCAAACGTAATGTCATCGCCAGTGCCGACAGCTATATCTGTGCCGCCAGTGGTATTACCCGCAACCAACACCTCAGCCAACGTATCAGTCACACCGGGATCAACCCCAGCCATCGCATCGACTACCGCAGCTCCGCTGCCAGCACCATCCAAATAAACCACTGCCGTCTTGCCCGTGGCAATCGTGACGTTGGCGCCGGTGCCCTGGCTGATCTGAATCGATTGTCCGCCGGTGGTTGCATTCTCAATCCACATCACTCGACTAATCGTGTTCGGCGCAATAGTAAGCGTCCGAGTGGCGGTCAAAGTAGCTGATGATGTAACCTTAAAATACATAGCCCGAGCTGGATCGGCAGCACCATCGGCGACAGTGGTAGTTGAGTCTGCGTTAGCTGCAAAACCATCTTGAGTGGCGTAGCCAAACGCTGCCGCAATGTTGGTTAAGTTAACGTTTGTTTTATCGCCCCAAGTCGCGGCAGCCTCGCCGGTAGCGATGAGTTCTAAACGCAGATCATTGGTATAAGTTGATGCCATTTTTTAGTCCTTACTACGCTGCTTCTTGCCAAGTCGTTGAAGCGTTTGTTTGATTTGTCCAGGTATCGCTTGCAGACGATTCATCAGTCCACAAAGTTGTTGCGCCTGATTCGCTTGCCCAAGATACATTCGCAAACGATTGATCGGTCCACGAAGTTGATGCGTTGCTTTCCGGGCGCCACTTCCTGCGGCCATTAGCGCTAACGCTAGCGACAGCTTCGATAGTCGCAGCGCCGTAAAAAACTTTTCCCGCGTTAGCGGTGAACGCAGACGCTGCTGCAACAGTTGCAGATCCGACCGCAACGATGAGCCCAGACGCCTGGCTGCTTGATTGAGCCGAAACACTAGCGGACGCTGCGCGAACTCGTAGTCCCACAGCAGTACATCCACTGCTTGCTGCAATCGTCGCCGCACCGCTTTGTATGCGACTCGCACTTGCGGAAAACGAACTGCTTGCTGATGCGGTTGCGGAGCCTTGGTGTATTCGTTGCCCGGCTGAGGTAAAGGTCGAGTTCGCTGCTGCGGTTGCTGAGCCTTGCTGGATTCGAACGGCGCTCGATGAGAAAGACGACGATGCAGCGGCGGTCGCCGATCCATCGAGGTAGGACCATTGTCCCCATCTTCCCGAGCCCCAAGTGCCATATCCAAATCCAGTCGGTTCACTCATTAGTCAAGCGTGATATCTAAGTCGCCAGCAGGAATGCGAAACACGTCGCCGGTCGCGATTGTTTTGCTTGTATCTAAACTCGCAAAGGCAAGCATGTTGCCGCCGCTGCTAGCATCTAAAACTGCAACCGCAACGACAGTGCCGTATCCCGCCGTTGCCGTTGGGTATTCAATAGCGCTTGCGTTAGTCGTCGCACTGGCAGTCGTTGTAAAACTTGCTGATTGTCGAGCGTAGGCTCCGCCACTAACTTCTGTGCCAGTGGTCGAGTCGGTAGGTGCTACTGTGTAAAGCGCAACGTACACAGTCGAAGGTGACGTGTACGCGGTGTTGCTAAAAGTGTGCGCCAGCAGTTTGTTTTCTAGGTAATCTGTAAATGCCATTTTTCGATCCTATTGCAGTGCGCGGGTGCGCATTTGAACGGACGTTTGCCCGCGTGTTCGTTGATCACTGACGTGCATGTCTTCCACTTTTTTCTGATAGATGCTTGCCCACACGCCGATGCGTTCGTCATCCCTCAGGTAAGGCGCTGACTGCAACAAGGCGCCATAGAGATAGATGTCAGGCGATAAAGACAAAAGCCAGTTGCTGGTATTGCTGTCGCTTAAAACAGGCACCTTGCCGTAGTAAACGAGTTCTGCGGTGTAGCCGGTGCTCGTATCATCGGGAGCCGGGTACACTTCGATCTCAGTGCCAACGTGCGTATAAAAGCGTGGCTTGCCAGTTGCGCTTGATGAGCTGCGCAGCTTGTTCATGTATTCGTTGGTGACGTAATCCAACGGTTCAACTGGATCGGTTTCTAAAATCAATTGCACGCTCTGCATCCAGTCGGCAGGCGTTGCGCTAAATCTTGAATCAATCGTCGCGCGGCTGCGGACGATCATGTAGCGATGACGGATGTCGCGTTGAAACTCTGCTTCCGCCAGGCTTATAAAATCAGGAATCGCTGCGGTCAGATCGTCGCGATTTAACCAGTCAGCAATGCTTGCTTTTAATTCAGCATAGGTGGTTAAGGCCACTAGACAGTGCCTCCCCGAGTTCGAAAGAATTTGTTGTCGCTGTCATTAAGCCAACGTTTAAAACGAGCAGGGTCATCGACGATGCCCTGCTGTTTCAAGTCGTGATAGACAGACATGGGGATACTCGCAACCTTAGACCATTCACCATATCGCTGGTGCTTGTCCACGGCGTTAGCCGCCCGCTTGTTTGCTTCAATGATTGCAGTCACGTCTTGCGAAGTTGCAATGACGATCTTGTCATCTTTTAAGCTGTCGCCTTGCTCATAAATAAAATCAGTTTTTATCTGAGCATCAGCGTCAAACGCTAGGTTGCGGATATCTTCCATAGGTCAGTCCTTATGACGTGCTGAGGTCTCTTACAACGCCCAAACCGGCTTCGTTGTTTACCTGGAGGCCGTACTCAGCGAGCAGCATGTACTTGGTCGCATCACCCGTCTTAGCGAGCTCTTCGCTTTGAATTGGACGCAGCGTTGCCATCTCAACCATGTCGGGATCGATTACATAAGCATCTCGCGCTCGGCTGAATCTGTTCGGGACAACCGAGATGGATCCGAAATCGCTCACATAAACGTCAGCCGCACCAATGATTGTGGTAGGGCCGTCAGGTGCCTGGTAACGTTGAGCTGCAATACCGGCAAAGCCTGATACAACAGTCTTAACGTGAGGACCGACCATTAAAAATTTAGGATCACCTCCATTGCTATACATTGATTGAACAACAGACTTCAGCATGGCTTCAGTCATCGCGCGCTGCGTGCCATCAGTTGGAGCAGCATTGGGCACACCGCCTGACAAAGTTGGGTTTGCACCGCCTGTGCCATTGCTAGTGTTTGAGGTTAACCAAGAAGTCAAAGGTGCAGTCTTTCGAGCTACAGAGGCGCTTCCGCCGTTAGCAGCATGACTCAATCCGCACAAGTTGTGCTCCATGTCCCGCTTGAGCTCATCGCCTTTTTTAGCGAGTTGGTAAGCTACTTCTGACCGGCGACCAGCTTCATCGATTGCGCCTGACAAGTTATCTGCAATGACAAAGTCTTTGCGAGAAATCTGCGTGTAGTTACCTAAACGAACCGTAGGCGATACTGCCGTAAAGCTGGCCAAGTCATCGCCATCGATGTGATGGTTAGCTGCGGCTGCGGCCAATGAATCAGTCTGCCATTCGAAAAAGGTGTTCTTAACAGTCTTCTTCTTGGTCATGTTAGAAATGAAAGGAGTGGTCTGGGGAGAGATGTTGAAAATCACATTCGCCAGATCTTCGCGAATACCCACAGCGGAGTATTTTGTAAACGTGTTTGTAACGATTGCCATGTTTAATTACCTATAAAAGAGATTCTAATAAGCCGGCTGCATCTTCCAACCGACCGCTATTTGCAAGACGTTGACGAGCGCTTTTTAGTTTCCTTGAACGAGGTTTCACTTGGCCTTGCCTGCTTCCAGGCTTAACGGTTGCAGATCGGTTGCCCTTCTTGGCAGCCTTCTTGATCCGCGACTGGCCTTTGTCGTAAAGCATCGCTTTGCGAAGCACCTTTATGTGATTGGCGCGAACGAGTGATTGAAGTTCTTCTTCCGCAACGCCGTTATCCAACAGATATTGGCGAAGCTCTTCTCGTTCTGTGGCTGCCGTTGACTCATCCCGCCATTCGGGAATTACCTCGGGAAGCCGATGGACCTCTTCTGCCAGAACTTGCTGCATTGCTTGCGTTTGATACTGCTGGTTTGCCTGCGCTACCCGCTGTTGTTCCAGTTGTATCGCCTGCATGCGT